GAAGTGCCGGGAATTAGCCGGATAGAATTCTATCGCCGCCGCCGCAAATATCTGGAAAATGTTGCGCAACGCGTAGGAATTGGATAAAAATTGATACTGTGCAAGATTTTTTAGTGCTAGAATTGATATCATAGAATATTGAGAGGACAGCTCACCGGCTGCCCTCTTTTGTTTTGGAGTGTAACCCATGGCAGATAAAAACAACAAAACAACCAACCCCTGCGCCCGCTGTATCTGGCGTATGTGCAACAGCGAACGGGTGATCTGTTCCCTACCGCGCTGCGTAAATCCTACGCAGTGTAAACGCCCAAAATATAAACTTGGTCCCGGCGGATGTTGGACTTACCAGCGGCCACTGAAAAGGTCCCGGCGTAAGCTGCCGCAGGAAGGCACCCCTCATGACTAACCCCCGGTATGCCAACGGAGCCCTGCGCAGAAAGCACCGGGCACGGCTGAAAGCCATGGGTGCCCCGTGCGGAATCTGCGGCGGGCGCCTTGGCCCGATCCATTACGACGAACCATCTGATGCCGCGCACCCGCTCAGCTTTGTGGTGGATGAGATACGCCCCGTTGCCCGCTGGCGCGAGTTCGGGTACGCTTCCCCGCGGGCTGCGGCTGAAGATTGGGACAACTTACAGGCTGCGCATTACTGGTGCAACGCGCAGAAAGGCTGCAAGCTTTCGCCCGCAAAACCCAATTCTGCGCAGCACACCCGCACACAAAGGCCTCCTGCAGACGGCAGCTGGTGAGGGGTGGGGAGGGTCCCCCGCCCCGGCCGGCGGGCGACCCCAAGCCGTCCAGCGCCGATTTACACACGGGAAAAATCTGAAAGGGGTGGCCAGGCGTGGCAACCATGAAAAGCATCACAGCCAGGGGTACGCTGCTGGAGAAGCTCAAGCAGCTGGCCAAGGTGCTGGCCACAAACATTGATAGCTGCGACGACCCCAAAAATCTGCCGCAGCTGGCCAAGCAATACCGGGAAACCATCCGGGAAATTGAAGAGATTGAAGGAGCAGCAGACAATGGCGACGAGGTCAGCGAGATCCTTGCCGAACGACAAAGTGATGGGAAGCCAGGAGCCGTCCGAAAGAATCGCACCGGAGTACCGCTCCACTGACGGGCCGGATGCCGTGCGGGTGCTACGGGCAGGCGGCACCGTTCTGGACCCGTGGCAGAGTGACATTCTGGATGACTGGATGGGGCGCACCGTGTCCGGCAAGTGGGCAGCGCCCACCGCGGGCGGCAGTGTGCCCCGCCAGAACGGCAAGAGTCTGCTGGTTCAGGGGCGGGCCGAAGCCGGTATGCTGCTGCTCAATGAGACGGTGATCTACACCGCCCACCTGCAAAAAACGGCCACCGAAACCTTTGAGGAAATGCGGACTTTTTTCGAGAGCCGCACACTGCGTCGCCATGTAGCCGAGATCAAGACGGCGCTGGGCCGGGAACAGATTATTTTGAAAAGCGGGGCGCGCATCAAGTTTCTGGCCCGCACCCGCAACGGCGGACGCGGCCAGCACGGTGACCTGCTGATATTTGACGAGGCGCAGGAGCTGGACGAAACCGCGCAGGGGTCTTTTATCCCTGCCATTTCCGCCAGTCTGAACCCCCAGACCATCTATGTAGGCACCCCGCCCGGCCCGGATGCCGTGGGCACGGTGTTCCGGGCGCTGCGCAAGCGTGCGCTGGGCGGCGAGACCCGCAAGGCCGCCTGGTTTGAGTTCTCGGTGCCGGAGATTGGCAACGTAAAAAATCCGGCGCGCTGGGCCGCCACCAACCCCGCGCTGGGGCGGCGCATCCAGTACAGCACGATAGAGGGCGAGGCAGAGCAGCTTGACCCGGACACATTTGCGAGAGAGCGGCTCGGTTGGTGGAGCCCAGTGGCGACTGAAACCTTGGACTACGCCATAGACCGCAAGGCGTGGGATGCCTGCGCCAGCGAAGCCGAAAAGCCGGAGGGCAAGACCGCTTACGGTGTCAAGTTTGCCGCGGATGGTTCCGCTGTGTGCCTGTGCGGCGCGGTGATCCCGAAAGATGGCCCGGCCCGCATCTCGCTGCTGGACTTGCAGCCCAGCGGCCGGGGTCTCAAGTGGCTTGCGGACTGGCTCAACGAGCGCTATGGCCGGGCAAGCTGCGTGGTCATCGACGGGCGGAACGGCGTGGACGTGTTGGTGGAGCGCATCCGCCCCACCTGGAAAGCAAAGGGCGCTGTGCTGAGGCCATCGGTAAAAGATGTCATTGCATCGGTGGGGCTGATTACTACCGCAATTAACGAACACTCCCTGACCTGGTACAAACCGCAGCAGGCCCTTGCCGAAAGCGCCATTACCAGCACCAAGCGCCCCATCAGCGGCGGGTACGGCTTTGGCGGCGATAACAGCCTGCCGCTGGAAGCCTGTGCCCTGGCACTGTGGGGCGCAAAGACGAGCAAACGCGACCCGACACGCAAAATGCGCATCGGATGAGAGGAGAACCATGACGAATACCCTGAATTTTGGCCATGTAGCCGGGCTGACCGCCGCGGAACAGCAGCAGCTTAGCGACCTGGCCGAAACGTATATGTATCATCAGAGCCGCAACGCCACCAAAGACAAGTATTACGAGGGGCACGTCACCTTGCAGGACGTGAACCTTGGTCTTGCGCTGCCGCAAGGTCTGCGCGGTCTGGAGGTCGGCTGCAACTGGGGACAGAAGGCGGTGGACGCGCTGGCATCCCGCAGTATGTTCGATGGTTTTGTGAGCAACGGCGGCGCACTGGACGGGCTGCAAAAGCTGGTGACCGACAACCGTCTGGTTGCAGCCTACGCCAAAGCCTGCCGGGATCAGCTGAAATACGGATGCGTGTTCGCCACACTGTCCGCAGATGCGGACATCGGCTGTCGCATCCGCTTTCACTCCCCTGCTGCGGCCGCTGCCCTGTGGAGCGGCGAGAAAGGCCGGATCGACTGCGGCCTTGCCATCATCGACACCATGAAGGACGAAAAGGACGAAGGAAAATGGACCCCGTCCATCGTCAACTTCTATACCGACACCGCCCTGATCGTACTGACCCGCGAAGGGACCGTCTGGACAGCAAAACGGCATCCCAATAAGATGGGTCGTCCGCTGATGGAGCCGCTGATCTGGAACGCCACCAGTAACAAGCCCTTTGGCCGCAGCCGCCTGAAGCGTGCCATCCGTTCCCTTATCGACGACTATGTGCGCACCGTGGCTAACGCCACCATCGCGCTGGAGTTTGACACCACGCCACAGAAGTACATCCTCGGCGTGACCGATGAGCAGTACGATACCATTACATCCGATAAATTCAAGCAGTATGTCGGTGCGCTCATCGCTGCCACCTCCAACCCGGAGACCGGCGAAAACCCGGTCTTTGGCCAGCTGGCACAGGGCAGCCTTTCGCCGCACGTTGAAAAGATGCGGATGACGGCCACCCAGTTTGCCGCTGCCACCGGCCTGACCGTGACCGATGTGGGCGTGATCAATGATGCCAATCCCACCAGCAGCGATGCCATCCTTGCCCAGAGCCAGACGCTGGTGCTGATGGCGCAGCAGCTGAACACCGGCAACGGCGATGCACTACGCACCATTGCCCGGATGGCCCAGGCCATTGCCCGCAAAGTAACGCTGGATGAGCTGACCGAGGAAGAGCGGGACGTGATGGCCCACTTCAAGAACCCGGCGATGCCCAGTGTAGCCGTGACCGCCGATGCGGCCATCAAGATTGCTTCCGCCCGGCAGGAGTTTGCCGCCACCGACACGTTTTTGGAGATGATCGGCTTTGACCAGGCCGATATCCGCCGCATTAAGGCGCAGGAACAGCGGGTGCGCGGGCAGCAGTTGCTTGTTGAGGTAGACAATGCAGATAACGGCGAAAACGTGGAATGAATACATCACCCGGCTGTCCCGCCTGAACCAGAAAGCCGGGCAGTTGATGCGGCAGTACATAGACACCCACGGCACCGGGGATGCCGATGCGCTGATTACTTACGCCGCCGCGCTGGTGACAAAATACGGCGAGGGCAGCGCCGAGCTGGCCTGCCAGATGTATGACGCCCTGGCCGAAGCGGCCAACGCCGGGGTGCCCGCCGCCGAGCCTGCCGTACCGGCAGCCTACGGCGAGGTTGCCCGCATGGTGAACGCCACCAAGAACCAGAACCCTGCCAACCTGCCCAACGGCGTCAGCCGCCTGGTCAAGCGTGCCGGAGCCGACACCACCCTGAAAAACGCCGTCCGCGATGGGGCCGAGTGGGCCTGGGTTCCGCACGGAGACACCTGCCCG